GAGTTCACTATCCACATCAAAAAGATTTCTTGCAATGATTTGGTATCTAAATGATAACTTTGATGGAGGTGAAACAGTTTTTTATCCTGACTGCAAAATTAAACCTGCAAAAGGATCTGTGCTTGTATTTCCTCCTTTCTGGATGTATCCTCATTGTGGGAAACCTGTATTAAAAGGAAAAAAATATATTTTGTCAAACTACTGTCTTTGGTCACATGGATAAAATTGAATTCTTGGTTCTTAGGAATCTATTACATAATGAAGAGTATCTTAGAAAAGTCATTCCCTTTATTAAAGCAGATTATTTTCAAGACTACAATCAGAAGATTGTATTTGAGGAGATTGTTTCTTTTGTGTCTGAATACAATGAAGTTCCATCAAAGGAAGTTCTAGGTATTGAGGTAGAGAAGAGAAAGGACATTAATGATACTTCTTATCAAGAAATCTCCAAACTCATCAGTTACCTTGATGATGAACCAGCAGAGAAAGAGTGGTTGGAAAATACTACTGAAAAGTGGTGTAGAGAGCGTGCTATCTACATAGCACTAATGGAATCTATTTCTATTGCTGATGGTCAGGATGATAAAAAGCAACCTGATGCCATTCCGTCAATCCTTAGTGATGCTCTTGCTGTTAGTTTTGATAATAATGTAGGACACGACTACCTTCAAGATTATGCAGAAAGATTTGATCTATACAACAAGAAGGAGGAGAGGATTTCTTTTGACCTTGAATTTCTTAACAAGATTACGAAGGGTGGCCTTCCAAATAAAACACTTAATATTGCTCTCGCTGGCACTGGTGTTGGTAAGTCTTTGTTTATGTGTCATGTCGCAAGCAGTGTGTTACTCCAAGGTAAGAACGTACTATACATCACGCTTGAAATGGCTGAGGAAAGAATTGCAGAGAGAATTGATGCTAATCTTTTGAATATTAATATTCAAGAGATTGCTGACTTGCCAAAGCAAATGTTTGAGACAAAAGTTAATAACATTGCTCAAAAGACACAAGGCACTCTAATTATTAAGGAATATCCTACTGCTTCTGCACATGCTGGTCACTTTAGGTCACTTCTTAATGAACTTGCACTTAAGAAGTCATTTAGACCTGATATTATTTTCATTGATTACCTTAATATATGTGCTTCCAGCAGGTATCGCGCAGGCAGCAATGTCAATTCATATACAACTGTCAAGGCAATTGCTGAAGAACTTAGAGGACTCGCTTGCGAGGCAAACGTCCCTATCGTATCTGCCACCCAGACCACTCGTTCTGGTTATGGTAGCAGTGATGTTGAGCTTACTGATACTAGTGAGTCCTTTGGTCTCCCTGCTACTGCTGATCTTATGTTTGCCCTTATTTCAACTGAAGATCTTGAAGGACTTGGGCATATTATGGTGAAGCAATTGAAGAACAGATACAATGATATCAACATGTTCAAGAGATTTGTAATTGGAGTTGACAGGTCAAAAATGAGACTGTATGATTGTGAACAATCTGCTCAAGATGATATCCTTGACAATGGCAGGGATGAAGAGTATGATCCAGAAGAGAAACCTAAAAAATCATTTGAGGGATTTAAGTTTTAAAATGACAGTAGACACAGAAAAGTATCTTGAATTTGTAAAAGGAGTAACTAGTGCTCCTAGTCTAGACTATGCCATGATGGCAACTCGTTTTGCAGAACTAGAAGCAAATGGAACTAATACCTCTCAGTTGATGACTGCTGCTCTTGGCCTTTCTGCAGAGTCTGGTGAATTCACTGAAGTTGTAAAGAAGATTGTTTTCCAGGGTAAACCTTATAATGAAGAGAATGTCTTTCATATGAAACGTGAACTGGGTGATATCTGTTGGTATCTTGCTCAGGCATGTATGGCACTTGAAACTACATTTGATGAAGTTATTGAGATGAATGTTGATAAACTTCAAGCACGTTATCCTGGTGGTAGTTTTGATGTGCATAATTCAGAAAATCGTAAGGAGGGAGACCTGTGAGTTGTAATATTGACATTGATGTAAAAGTAAACATTCACGTTGCTGCTATTGTAAGAGAAGCATTATTTCTCTATACAAAGCAAGATAGTTATGAATTTCCAGGACAAAGAACAGTTGCTATTCGTAGTATGATTGTTGCACTGGATGAAGCAATTGAAGCAAACCTACCAGAGGATGACCATGAGCACAGCGTATGATCCACTGACAGATAAAGAAGTATTTGATGCAGCAAAGGAGTTCTTTCCTAAGTTTGACATTGTACATCGTCAGATGCCTGAGAATTGTGCAGTGGAAGATACACTTAAGGTAATGGAAACTATATGTCAGATGGCACAAAAGAGACGTGCCTTTGATAAAGGAGAAGTTGGTCCATTTGGTTTTAATAAAAAACTAGAGGAGAATGAAGACAAGGAAGATATAAATACATAAAGAAATGTAGTAATTGTAGAGATGTCCTCATCAATGCGTAACTTTATGGATGCATACACTGCAGTCCATAGTAAAGAAGCAAAGGAAGAACTTGATTCTCTGAGAGACCCTATCAGTGAAATGAACACTGCTAGACTTCAGGACAATGATCTTCGTGACCTGGCAGAAGAAGTTCTTGAAGAAGTATTCAAAACATCAACTGTTAAAGAAGCAGAGGACATCATCTTCAATATGATTCCTGAGTCCAATATTGTTGGTAGGGAAGAAAAGTTAGATAGAATCTATGCTGCTTTTGGTGAGACCTTTAGTAAGATTAGACTGAAGAACCAAGCAGGTCAGATGGAAGAGTTTGCTAAGTATAGACAGAAGAAAAGATTGGAAGAAACCTGGTCAGCAAGATTTAATCAGGATAAGAGAGTAGCAAGAGTTCACAACACAGTTATTGCTGAAGATGTTGCTGTAATCAAAAAGGGTTTGCTTGGACTCTTTGAGAAAAAGAAAGGTGACCCCTGTTGGGTTGGTTACAAGCAAGTTGGTATGAAGAACAAAGGTGGTAAGCAAGTCCCTAATTGTGTTCCTGCTAGTGAAGCAGCACAGTATGAAGTAGAAGAGGGTATCAGAGATATGGACCCTGAGAAGGGAACTAAGGAAAGAAAGGCCAAGCTTGAGAAAAAGCGTGGTATGAAGATGGATGATCATCCTCAATACAAAGAAGAGTATGTAGTTGAGAAGGGTATGAATCCTGGATTCAAAGCATATCTTGATAAGAAGAAAAAGGGTGGAGATAGTGAAGGTGGTGATGCACCCAAGGGTGGTGACAAACCTGACTTTATTGACCTTGATAAGGATGGTGACAAGAAAGAGTCAATGAAGAAAGCTGCACATGATAAGAAGAAGGGAATGAAAGAGGAATTAGAAACCTCTGGTAAGTTCTCTGAAACTGAAATCTTAAAAATTATTGCATCACTCTGAGGTCTAAATGGCAGATACTAAAAGACAAGAAGAAGCATCTCTTGTCACTTTTTACCATGCCATTAATCAAGGATCATCATTAGAACCATATGATGATGAAAGTCTTGTGGATGCAATTAAATCTGTTTATCCACAAGCTTTCTCTGATAATGGAAAATGGTATAAAACATTTCTCAAACAAGCAAGAGTTCTACTTGCTTGGATGGGACATAGAGAAGGTTCAAAGGATAACTCCTACAGTTATTGTAGGTGGGGATCAAATAACGTAAGAGGTATTCCTGGTAGTCAATATACTTCAATATATGAAGACATCTTTGATTCATTTTCGAATGATCAAAAAACGTTATTTGGAAAAGGATCTGGTGTTAAAGATAGTTGGAATACAACAGATGTTTATATTTGCAAAACCAGAGAGATCTCAAATATAAAATCTCAAATTGCTGAGACAATCAAGAATTCTCTTTCAGAACAAATTGGATCTTCTGATGCTGCTGAAATTGAGGTAGCATTGATTAATAGGTATCTTGCTGCTCAACTTAGAAATAGAACTTTAGTTGGAATATCTCTTAAAGAAACTGATTATGGAGATCCAAAAGTAACTGAGACTAATGTAGGAACTACATTTGTTTCAGATTTGGGTCAACCACAAGCAACTCTTGATACTCCTCTTCATACTTGGATGGAAATAGTAGAGGGTAAAGGTTCATCTGGAATTGATTTTAAGGGCAACTCTATGACATATAGAGCTGGATTTACTATTGGAGACTTTAATAAAAAATACAAATATGAAAGTAAAGTTTCATCTCTTATGAACCATGCCACTGAACCAAGAGACTTGGTAAAGGGTGCTAGAGGTGGACTTACTAATGCTAGAGCAAGAAATGGTGCCATTCCTGCTCCCAAAATGGCTAAAATAATTAAAGACTATAGTGGAGAAGATATTAATTACAATATTCCAAGAAGTGGGTTCACAGAAAATCAAAAAACTTATTGGAAAAATTATATTAAAACTATATCCTCTGATTCTACTATCTCAAAAACCTTTGGTAATTTTACAATTCAACAAGGAAAAACAACTAGATTATATTCTCCTGAAGAATTTTTACAAAAGGCATTTCTTATTGATGAAGGTTACAGAGCAAAGACAACTGGTTTTCCTCTTAAACTAAGAAGCAAGATGAGACTTCTTAGATACATGAAATCTTTCATAAAAGCAAAAAGAGATGGAAGATTGGCAGAATTAATTGCTGAAATCTATTTTTCATCCTCTAAAATTAATATGAGGGACGGAGATTTATCTGGACCCTTTGTCAAAATCCAATAAACCTGCTAGAATACAACTAAATTATTCCTCTTATGATTGATCTCAGAATTGGCAACTGTATCAACCTTGCTCTTGAACTTGAAGATGAGTCCATTGACTGCACTGTGACGTCACCTCCCTACAACAAGTGTGGTGTTGGTGGTGGTTTGTTTCGTAAAATTGAGTATGCTGCATTTGATGATACTCTGCCTGAAGAGGAGTACCAAGAGCAGCAGATTGAACTGCTTGACATCCTCTTTGACAAGACAAAAGAGGGTGGTTCATTGTTCTACAACCACAAAGTTAGGTATTACAAGGGTGATGCTATCTCACCTTGGGCATGGTTGACTAAGACTAAGTGGAATATTAGAGAAGAGATTATCTGGAATCGTGGTAGTGGTCCTGAAATTTCTGGGTACAGGTTTATACAGATTGATGAAAGAATTTTTTGGTTGTGTAAAGGCACAAAGCATCCTAGACTGCCTAGGCGTTCTGCAGAGTGGTCCAGTGTCTGGAAGTTTGGTCCTGAGATGAGAAATCCTCACCCTGCACCTTATCCTATTCAACTTCCTGCTAGGTGTATTCAAGCAGTATTACAAGAACCTGGTGTTGTTCTTGATCCATATAGTGGTTCTGGCACCACTGGTTTGGTTGCAAGTCTGCTTGGACATGATTATATTGGATTTGATCTGTCAGAAGAGTATCATGATATGGCAAGAGAAAGGTTTGCCAATCCATCAAAGAATGATCTAAAAAAGTTTACTGATGAGACTGGTGTTGCTGCTGCAAGTGATTCTGATGTATTCAGTCTGGCCAACTCATAAATAAATTGTGAGGAAATCCTATACCTAATGAAATCATTCTTAAGTTTCCTGTCAGAGGCAAGAACATCACAGGCATCAGAAATGGCATCTCGCCAAAATCTGAGTGGTGATGGTCATGGTAATTGGTATGATAAAGATGGTAATAGAGTAGCAGTAACTAAAAAAGGCAAACTTGAAATGCTCTCCAAGAAGGAGAGACAAGAAGAACCAGAATCTGAGGAAAAAAATGTCACTCCTAAGCAAGAGCAACCTGCACAACAATCAGTCCAGCAAGGACAGCAACCTGTGCAGCAGGGAGAATTTGGAACATTTGGAGATGGCACTCCAAGGAGAATGCCAATGCCTACAAGAGCAGATGGTTCTCCTAAAGAAGACCTTGGAGATCTCACAATAGTATTTGGTAGATTTAATCCACCTACAATTGGACATCAAAAATTATTAGATGCTGCTAGAAAAGAAGCAGGAAAGGGAAGACTAAAGATATATCCATCTAGAACACAGGATAAGAAGAAGAATCCATATGATGCTGATGAAAAAGTAGATATTATGAAGCAGATGATGCCTGATCATGCAGAGAACATCATCAATGATCCTAACTCAAAGACCATTTTTGATGTACTGAAGCAGGGGTATGATGATGGACATTCAAATGTTAAGATTGTGGTTGGTGCTGATAGGGTCAAAGAGTTTGCAAAACTCTCTGGTGACTACAACGGAAAACTCTATGATTTTTCTGGTGTGGAGGTTGTATCTGCTGGAGATAGAGACCCAGACTCTGAGGGGGTAGAGGGAATGTCTGCTTCCAAGATGAGAAAAGCAGCAGCAGATAATGATTTTAAGACTTATAGAGGTGGTATTCCTACCAATATTGATGATAAAACTGCTAAGGTTATGATGAATACCCTTAGAAAAAGAATGCAAGTAAAAGAGGGATGGAGTCTTTGGGAGATTGCACCTAAGTTTGATTGGAAGAATCTTAGAGAAAACTATGTTTCAAACAAGATTTTTCAGAAAGATGACATCATTGAGAACTTAAATCATGGTCTTGTTGGTAAGATTATTAGAAGAGGAACCAACTATGTGATTGCTGTTACTGAAGACAACATCATGTTTAAGTCATGGTTGAGAGATGTTACAGAAGCAGTTGTAAACTATTCTGGACCATCTGGAGTTCCTGCATCACAGAGAGAAGTTGGAACTAATTCTCATCGTGAATATGTTTCTAGACTCTCTGGACTAAAAGATATTAAGAATTTCATAAATAAACATAAGAAAAACAAGAAAGACTAGACTTATGGACAATTCTCCTGAGGCTGTGAAGGGCAGGGTCAGGTCTATGACCAAGGCCATTAGATATAAATCTAGAAAAGAAGGTAACTTGATGAAGGCATTTAATGACTACATGGGTAGTCAGTCTGGTATCAGTGCTACTGAAAGATCTGCTGTCAAAAGTTCTCTTGGTTTGTCTGAGAACAAATGGAGACCTTCAAAATCTGATTGGAGATCAGAATTGATTGAAGTTGTTGATACTGAAACTAATGAAAAGACAGTAAAAGAAAAGAAGATTAAGAATAAAATTATTATCAACCCTACAATGGGTATGAAGGAAGCCATTGAAGATATTGGTGGTATCATTATGGAAATGCATGAGATTGAAGAAATGATGTCTCCAAAGGAGGTGCAACTTCAAAAGAGAAAGACAATGATTGATATGCAAGTTGCAAGAGAAAGAAGAAAGCAAATCAGTAAAGCAGCTGCTGAGGCACCTACTAAAGAAGTAGGAGAAGGTTATGAAAAACCTGATGAAAAGTTAGTAACTGACCGTGATGGATACAGAGTTTCTAAAAAAGATGCTGATGATGCTAGAGATAGACTTCTTGCTAAAGCAAGAGCAAAGAGAATGGCAAAGATGAAGGAGGAGACAGAGGATAGTCTTAGAGATAGAAGAATGGAAAGAGGTGGTGTTGACGGTAATGTTAGATATGACAGACCAAATAGAAACCCTGAGAGAAAGAAACCTGATCCTAAGGTAGGAATGAGGGCAGTTGATAAAGTTAGAAATGACATTATCAAAAAGTATGGTAAGGGCGCTCTGATTGACACTAAGAAGAAAAAATAATGCCAGCAGTTTCTAAGGCACAACAAAGGTTCATGGGTATGGTCTATGCCACTAAAAAAGGTGAGATGACTAACCCATCACCTGAGGTTTCTAAAGCAGCAGCATCCATGAAGAAGAGTGATGCAAAAGATTTTGCATCAACTAAACATAAGAAACTGCCTGAGAAAAAAACTTTCAAAGAATTCATGGGTGACTTATGAATATAGGTAACAATGGATATACTCAGGCAGCAAATGATGCAGGACCAAATGCTGGTTTTGATAAGAAATTGTTCAAGGGTGATGATGACTTGTTATCTCAAGATTATCAAACTCCAGCTGAAACTGGTGAGAATAGATATAGATTTTCAAACATATATCCTGTCTTAAAATTATCATTAAGTAACAGTCAGGGTGATGGTCCATCAATTGATGACATGGTAGATGCATCAAAGATGTTTGTAAATATGATGGATGAATCTAGTAAGAAAAAATTTAAAGATTTTATGTTAGAGACTGAAACTAGAAGGTAGTGCATATATAGAGCAGTTGCATATATATCAATGCTTGCATTTTTGCTCCCATTAGCATCAAAAATTATTAAAGATGCCGTATCAAATATTCCAGAGAATGAAGAACTTGGTGAGAAGATGGTTGAGATCTGTCTTGTTATTCTTGCTAAAGCAGTTAAGTTGACCAAGACTGAGATGGATGACCAACTATTAGAAGTTGTGACAAAGGCAATTAATGCTAGAGAAACAGAGGACTGATATTTTTATAAATATCTTATAGCAAAAGAATTCTTACGGAACAAAGACATGGCACTTTGGGGAAATAATGACAACAAGGGTTCATTGGGAACTGTATCTTTAAACTATGGTAACAAAACTGTCACTGGTACTGGAACTACCTTTGGTCAGACTGGTGCTGCCGCAGTTGGTGATGTAATTAGATTTGGTTCAGCATTTGGTGGGACTACTGGTTTTGCTGGTGATGCTGTCATCACTTCAATTGCAAGTACTATCTCTTTGAGAATTGACTCCACTGCTGGATTAAGTGGTGGTGAGATTACTGATTTTAATTTTCAAATTAGTGAATCTCCAAAGAGTGCTATTAAGGACTCTGCTCATAGCCAGAATTCTGGTTCAGTATTGGAAAGAGAAAGTAAGCTTGTAACAACATCAGCATCAAGATCTGGTATTGGTGTAACACTTATTACTGTTGTTGGCAATGCTTCAGGTAATAATGTTATTGCTGGTGATTCAGTGGTCTATGGAGTACCTAATAGACTTCAAGTTTCAACAGTCAACTCACTGATTGGACTATCAACTGTTGTATTGAATAATGCTATTCCTACAACAACTCTTAGATATCACGTTCCTAACAATGCAGCAACTGCTGGTATTGGAACCACATTACTTAAAATAACTGAAAGAGCATATGGTGATGATGCTGATATTGATTCAGTAACTCTTGTTGCAATAGGTGATAGTGTTGGTGTTGGTACATATACTGGCACAGTAACAGCTGTTGCTAAAAACTTCCCTGGTCAAAGGCAACTTACACTTAACTCTGGTTTAACACAGCAGGTATTTGCTGGTGCAGTTATTGATGTAACCAGAGCAGTTGCTGCAGGTGAGCAAGTAGTATTTGTTGGTGCTGAATCTTTAAGTGGTAAAGAAAGTCAAGTAGTTGGTCTTTCTGCTGCTGATCAAACTGCTGCTTCTGGAAGCACTGCTAGATCACAATATAAAGCAACATCTGTTGGTTGGGTTGGAGTTACAACTTACACTGATGCAGATGGTAATGCCAGAGTCAAAACTGAAACTCTTGTAGCAATGTCAGGCATTACAACTGGCAACACAGCATATCCCCCTGTATGATAAATGAGATTTACTGAGTTGAATGAGAAAAACTTTCTCATCTTTGCAATTAAACATTATGAAAATCCCCATGCTGTTACACGTGAGGACTTTGATAAAGACCTTAAT